AAACATACATCAACCCTTTTATTTCCGTACCATCCCGATTATATCTTTTAACAAACCCAACTAATTTTAAATCATTATCTAATGTATAGTTAGTCTCTTCTTTGAATTCGCGTTTCACACCATCCATAGGGTGTTCCCCCTTTTCCAAATGACCACAAGGAATACTCCATTGTCCTGGTAATTCACCTGTAGCGTTTCTTTTACAAAGCAAAACCTCGTCACCACATTTAACTATTACTCCGGAATATCGTTTAACCTCTTTCATTTTATTAAATTTATGATATTTATCTATATGATAATAAATATAGGCAATTCAGAATTCAATGTCAAAGTAGTTTTTTCAAAAAAAGATACATCAAATGGTATGATGGGTAAGAGATTTGATAAAACTTTTAATGGTATGTTATTTTTAATGTCTGATGGTCAACACGGATTTTGGATGAAAGATTGTATCATACCTTTAGATATAATTTTCATATCCAATAATGTAATTACAAAAATATACCATAAGTGTCCACCTTGTAATACCAACGAATGTAAATCATATATTGGTGAAGGAGACACAATTCTTGAAGTTCAAGGGAACACCTGTAAAAAATTAGGTATTAAAATTGGTGATAAAATATCCGCATAAAAAATGACCCATTATAGGTCATCTCTTATTTTTCATATTATATCAAACCCTTTACCGCATTTCCTAACAATGGAGCCAATAGAGTTGTTATTGGGTCAGACCCTGTTTTAGGTTGAGTTGGAGGTGTTGGTTTCATTTCCTTATTTTCACCACCAAATTCACTATTAAACAATTCTTTATTTTTTGGGTCACTATTAAATTTCTCAACCTTTTGGTCTATGTCCGTAACCTTTTGTTCCAATTCATCCGGACCAACAAAGTTATGAATACCTAACATATCTAATAATGCCAAATACCATTTACTTCTTCTCATTAATGACCTTGTCGCCGCATTACCACCAATTCTTGGGACACCACCAACAAGTCTATTAAGGAAGGATGGTTTTAACGCCTCATAACCTCTGAAAGCCTTGAATTTACCTGTCGTACCCATTTCTTTACTTGCTTTAGTAAATAATTTCACATATTCTTCCAATAAATTAACAAATCTACTACCTAAATAAGGAACTTTACCAATAGAAGACCTTAATGTAGTTATTAATTTCTCACCCCAAGCCGGAGATTTTTCTACCATTTTAGCAATTGGCCCACCAACTGATTTGGCAGCTCCAGCAACTTTAACAGCATCACCAGTAAGAGTCGCCGCTTTAAACGCTTTTGCTCCTTCACCACCTAATTTCATAACACCTACAACCGGTTTAGCTATAATATCACCAAAAATAGGTAAAGCAGCAATAAAAGATAAAATCGCAAACAATTTATCTCCTTGTCTCCAATAACTAATACCATTAACTAAATCCACAACACCTGTTGGGTCAAATATACCCGCAATATCACCAACGGTATTATACCATTTTGACTCTGAAAGTAATTTTTTCTTTTCAGGGTAAAGAGTTTTCATTACCTCAACAACAAAAATTTTCTCACCACGAGTTAAACCTTCCCACTTTTCAGTTAACTCATTAATTTGATTTAATTTTTTCATAATTAATCTAACCCCAAGAAATGAATACCTTTATCAATAATACTACCTTCTTGAGATACACAACTTTTGAATATTTGAACATCTGAGTCAGGCATTTTACTTTGTGTTGCAGGACCCCAAATACCGTCCACAGGATAAACACCAATTTTAGATTGGTATTTACTCAATGCTTGTTTAACACTATCACCCAAGAGTCCATCAACTTTTAGTGGTTGATTCTTATCATCTCTATGTCCTTTTTTATTTAAAAAACATTGAATACCTTTCTTTAATTCAGGACTTTCATTTTGTTCAGTAACCAATCCGTATATTGAACGGATATCACTTCTTTCTTCTTCGGAAATTATAAATCTTTTTGCCATAATAAATCTTTTAGTTATAAATATACAGAAAACAAAAAAGAGGTTATAACACCTCTTCTTTTAATTCTAATTTTGTCTGTTTCTTATCATCAATGAATGCTTGAACTCTTTTCCGAGCAACTTCCGTATAATCCGGAGATAACTCAATTCCAATCCATCGTCTCTCTAATACTTCTGCCGCTACAGCTGATGTTCCACTTCCCATAAAGGGGTCAAGAACAATATCATCCTTATATGTAAGTATCTTAATCGCCTTCCCTGGTATATCCATTGAGAATGTGGCTTTAGTTAATGATTTAGTATCTGCAAAATATTCCCACCTTCCAAACACCAAGTTCATAAACTCTTTCTTGTCCTCATCCTTATAAACCATCTTATTTTTGATGGTTCCATCTTCCTGAATTACTTTAGTTGGTTCTCCTTCCCATTGGGATTGTCCTTTAAGTAATTTCTTACTCGTTTTCTTATAAGCCAATATGATACACTCTTTTGGGTTATAAATATAGGGGCTCGACGCTGACATCCATGAGTTACCACACCACACTAATTGTCCTGATTTTTCAACTAATAATGTTTTATTAGGTACTGACACACAATAAACTTTATCATCATAATCAATTGTGGTAACATTTTTTTTCTTTATATAACTTTGTTCTTTGTTGAGGATTTGAATTGTTGTCATTGGGTAATTAGATTTTATTATTTTACCATTCCAAAGTCTATCTTTCGCAAAATAACTATATAATGAACAAATTCTCCCCGATTCAAATAATAATCTAAGAATTTGGTCTTTCATTATCTCACTACATACAGAAATTTTCCACAATTCATTGTCTTTAGTAAAAGACCCATCACCATAAAATATCCATAATAATAATATTTCTTTCTGTCTTTTAGACATATTAAAAACATAATCAGGTATTGTTCTTAAATTTTTACTTTTTGTATCAAGTAAAAACGACGCCAATTGTTTTGAACAACAAAAATATTCGTTTTTTTGTTTTTTATATTCAAAATTAAATGGCAATCTCTCCAACAATTCTTCAATTTCTTTTAAAAATTTTATTTTTGTTTGATAAATAGATATTTTGTATATACCTCGTTTAACATCATACGTTAATGAACCATCTGTTAGAAAAATACCTAAAAATCTCATCCAATCATCCGCATCAACAATTACCGAATCTTCATTTCTATATATTTTTTTACTTCTTAACCCATACTCTACAGGAGGTATCACAACAGTTTTCACATCCACAACATTATTTAACCCATTATGACTTCTAGGTATTGTGAAAACCTCTTGAGTTATCTCATTAAATGGTATAACGTCTATTTTAGAGTTGTCTACTCTAACCATATTATGGTTTTCTGTTATAGTAAGATTAACCGAACGAGTTTTAATATTTACTAATTTACCTTTAAATGGTTTTTCAATATAATCAAAAGCCTTTTGATACTCAATTTCTTTAGTTGTAGGATTTAATGTCATAAATAAATCCGTCTTAATATCAACATCCTTAAAAAATTTAAGACCATTATTTGTCATAACTTTAGTTTCATTATCATAACAACCCCAAGCAGTTTGTCTCACTCGGTGTGGTGAATCCTCAGTTAAATCAACCATCCCGTAAAATTTAAAACCAACTTCCTTCATCTTCATCCAAAATTCAGCGTTGAATAATATTCTACCTCCTCTTTCTTGAACATTCACTTCTATTGGAACATTGATGGCGATTCTTCCGTCATCCTTTAACACTCTATACGCTTCAGTTAACCATTTTGTCGTAAAATCCCAATACTCATCCATTGGAATACTATCATTATACACATCGTATTTGATGTTAACAGAATATGGTGGACTAGTCACCACTAAATCCACACAACCTTCAGGAAATGTTCCCATAACCTCAACACACTCACCATTTATAATCTTCCCTGTCTCTATCATATTATTCTGTTAATTGGTATTCCCAACCATCTTCTTTTTTTATTGGTGTAATCTCTAAATCTAAAAACACCGCATTCTGTTCTCCCGCATATAACCCTAATATGTTATAATCATAAAACTCTTCAGCCTCACCATAAGTCATCAGGTCTCTCTCTTGTAGGATGTGTAATATTCTTGGTTTGGAATATAACATTTTCCTTCCAGGGGAACCAAAATCCTCAACAATCCCAATGATAGCATCCTCTAACCCATCTAATAAAACCGCACCTTCCGCGTACTCATCAATATCAACTAACATTCTTGTTATTTTTTTCTAAATTTTCAATTCTACGATTAAGATACCAAGCCGCCTTGAGTAAATCTTCCAATTCTTTCTCCGGATATTTCTTACCCGCTCTTGAGATATATTTCACCGTATTACCCAAATGAAAATCTAAAGACCAATTCTCTATTACCTTAATCGCCTCATAAGGATTTTCCGCACCCCCATAATGGTCTGGGTTTTTCACCATTTCTTTACTCATAATTTTACTATATAATATTTACCTAATTTAATATTTTTTTTATACCCCTGTCTAACAGAAAACAATGGTTTTGTTGTTATTTTAAACCCAACCCCACTCTTACCTGAAGTAATATAAAACTGAGTTTTAGATTTACCTATTAAGAGGGGAAAGTTAAATATTCTAACCACTGTTTGACTACAACCACTACCAATATGATATGTTTTTTTAGATAACCACATAATAATCTTTCGCTACTTTACTTTCTACAATAATACCGGATTCTATCAAAAAATCCAGCTCTTTTTTTGTTTCTTCAATATTTTTTTTGAGAATATACTTTGAAATATAAGTAATGTGAATTGGTTGTCTTAATTTACCAATCAAATTGTTAATTTGTTTTTCGTCCATAATTAAGTTTTTCTTTAATTTTATCTTCAGGTAATCCTTTATTATACCATTTATAAACTTTAGACGATATTTTATCCGACAGAATTAACATATCCGATTTAAACAACAAAGTTAAACCTAAATTATTATTAAAACAATTTTTTATTGATTTTTTATTAATTATTCTTTTATTAAATCCCATTAAGATAATAATCTTTTATTTTGTTTTCCACTTTGACTTATATACGCTAATATTTTCCTTTTAAAGATTGGTACTAATGTTTCCTCTAATGGAAAAATATCACTACAAAAAACTTCAAATAATGGATGTGATTCTTCATTATTCTTTTCATAAGTTTTAGAAAATTTAGATATAATTTGGGAAATTGTCAAATCGTCTTGGACTCCTTCGTAAATTAATTTTAAGGATGTTTTGGTTTGATTCTTTGTTTTGTAAATTTTTCTATTAGTATATTGCCAAATATATAATTTATCCGGTAATTTGTAGTAAAAAAAACCTGACTTGTTTGATAAATTACTTTTATTTTTCTTCATCACAACATCTATGGAGTCATAAACAATACTCCAAATAGACTTTGCAAAATTAAAATAGTCGTATAATTGGGGTTGACTATTTTTTAAAATTTTTCGGTATTCAATTACTTCTTCGTCCGCTAGCACGGGAATATCCTTAACTTTTAAATCTGAAAAAATTAATTCATCATCTTTTGATGATAATTTTCTATCAATATAAAGTATTTTGTTTTGTGTCAATAAGGTTTGCATATTACCCAAATGTAATGAAAGTTCAATAAACATTGGGTAAACCTCCATTCTCTCAAGATGTTTATTCATCTTTTGGAAGTAATCTAATAGAACATATTGTTTTTGTTCTGCATCAAGCACACCATCAAACAACCAATCGGTGTTCATTATAAATGATGTCTTTTTATTTTTTTGTTTCTTTTCCATATATTACTAATTTAAATATATGAAACCATAATAAATAAATGAATAGTTATTAATTAATCCTCATAATATTATAACTATCATCGTTAATATAAACATTGTCGTAATTACCATTGTAACCATTCATCATGCCCCAACCATCTTCATCCACTAATCCTTGAGCTAAAGCGTCTTTATCAACATACTCTGATATATCTAACCCAAAATCAGACATATAACTTTTAATGTTATATCTAACCTCATCTAACATTGAATCAACCTTATTATCAATCATTTCTTGGGATGGTTCCATATCAACCTCAATATTATCTAATTCTTCTTGAAGATATTCTATATGGTCTTGTGTTTGTTCGTATTCTGTTGAGTCCGAATCATCCATATTTCTTAATCTTTCTTCATATTCCTCAATTTCAGATTCAAGTTGTTCTTTCCTTTCTTCTTGTTCTGAGGTTAACTCAAAATCATCATCACTAAAATATATATCCGGTTCATTAGCTATATCATTTTCATAATAATCTCTAAAATAATCAAGAACCTCATCTTCGTTAATATAATAATCAATAAAACCACTTCTAAATCCATCAACACCTATATCATCAATTAAATCTTTTGCATATTCTAAAGCCGAACTATCCATCTCATCATCAGAACCAACGGTATATTCTTGGTCTTTAAATCCAGGTGATAACACCTCAAATTGTGTTAAATCATGATAACCATAACCATAAGGATACAAATCATAAACATCAATTTTATTATCAGTTAATTCAGTTATCTCTTCTTCAATTTCTTCAATGGTATTTAATATTTCAACATTTTCATCGGGGTCACCATCTCTTTCTTCATCATCATAAAGAGACTCAAGGTCTTCTTTCTTTTTTGTTAAAACTTTTAATTTTTCTTCATCATCTTCATCTAAAGTTTCAACCTCACCACTATCAACTAAATATTTTAATAACGCTTGAGCCTTTAACCCTAACTCATCACCTTTTTCAATACTCCAATCATCACCATCTCTATATTGATTCATTGTTTGTTTCTTATTGTTCAATTCCTCTATTTCTCGTTTTTTTTGTATAGGTGAACCATAATCACTAATATAACCTGTAATCTCCATTTTAGGTAATTTAGATACATTAGTATAACTAATATTTAAATTACCATCAATACGACCAATATTACCCAACGAATTTGTTGGAGTATTTGAAAGGTCTAAAGTTCCTGTTATCCATAATGGCTTTCCCATAAATTTCTTAAGACTCGTTATTGAGCTCCCATTGTAACTGGTTAAAACCATTAAGTCAACATATTGTTTAGGTGTCATTTTATAATAATCGTCTTCAACTTGTTCAACAATTGTTTTAATAAAACGATATAACTCTTTTTCCGTAAGTCTAATTTTTCTACTCATAATAATAAATATGTAAAATTAAAAAAAAATCTTTACATATTACCATTATAACAGATATTTATTGATATAAACATTTAAAAAAATATATCATGGGATGCGGTTGCAAAGGAAATTCGAATCAAACACAAACAACACAACAAACGAGCCAGTCTCAACCTAAAGCTCCTGAGCCTAAAACTCAGCCTATACAAGAATCAATTCGTAAAGTTGTTGAGAAATATTATAATAAAAAATAATATTTATTGTGTTAAAAATCTGAGGGACTTTATGTCCCTTTTTTTATTTTCTATTTAGAATTAATATAATTTTAATTATTAATTGGTATAAGTTTAAAATTATGAAATATATTAACGAAAAATCAAATAGAGGTATTGTGAATTTATTCTCCGATTACCTATTAAAAGAATTAACTAAAGAAAATAATATTGATGCAGTTATAGAAGTAACCGATTGTGGTAAATTTTTTATCGTTAACGGATTAACTAATTCAAATAAGATATTAGATATGACTAAATTAAAATCTTCTTTCTTGGAAGAATATAAAGAACTATTATCTGAATTTGGTTATACACAAATAAATATTATTGATGTTATTAGTTATGGTCACGAATTAGTTAAGAAATCTGAATACACTTATGAGTTTTATGATTCAGTTAGACCAATATATTCACAATCAATCATTGATTATGTCTCTAATGATACTCAAGGATTAAAATATCATTCTATCTCTGATATTAATGGTTTAAACCTTGAATTAGATTATTCTGAAGAGAATACTAAAGATTTAACAACTTTTAATTATTCACCTTTAAACATCACATCCGAATTCCCACACGGATATAGTTTAGATATGGGTAGATTAGAATTTTATTATTCAGAATATATCACCAATCATTTATTTTGTCATTCAATCACCGATAAAATACAATTCAAATATTCTAACATTAAAAATAATGATGACGATTACATGATTAATATTAATACAACATCTGTCCATAATAATGAATCTATCGTTTCAATGGTATTAGATGTGTTTGATTTTGATATGTTGAAATTTAAATCTACAATAAAATCATATGATATAATAGAAGACTTAACAAAACCTTTCGATAAAAAACCTTGGTTAATAAAAGACCGTATAAAAGATTTGGTTATATTTTAACTAATTAGGGAATACAGGTGTTTGATTTTACGAAGGTACCTGTAGATAAAGTATATGTAAAAAATCCAACACAATCAGTACCTGAACACGTAGCATTCGATATTAATATTGTAGAATCAGCAAATGTATAAGTCGTCCCTATTTGTGTACCTCCGGAAGTTATAAAACCATAATTACCATCACTAATCATTGTTCCACCAGAATAAGCTTTCATTTGTATTTGAACAATGCCCGTACCTGTATTTGGAGTGTTTCTATACCAATTCGCTCGACAATTTAACTGTATTGAGGTAACACTTCCACTAAGTTTTAATTGTTTAATATCTACATACACACTTTCGGAACCACCCGTATCTTGATTATCACCACCCCACCATAAATTAGGACCAACATGTTTACCTGACGCCAGATTTCCAGTAGTACAAAACCCAACTGGGTTAAAAGTATTCGCATATGTTGTCCCCGTCACATTATTCACATATAAATAAGTAAGAGTGTCTAAATCTTTCCCACTAGTAATTGGGAATGTATATGTAAAAACAAGATAATCAGCATTAAGTATTATCGGAGCCTTTGTTGGCGTAACCGTTGGCGTATATGTTGGTGTAGGTGTTTGAGTTGGTGTTTTAGTCGGTGTAAGCGTTTGTGTTGGTGTTTGTGATGGTGGGAGCGCATCTTTAATTAAACGAACTGAAAAACCAACTGTTTTATTAGTATTAATTCTACTAACACTTTGACTACTATTACTCATCTGACGACTCCACGAACTAACAGTATTAGCCGATGATGAAGTCCACCAATACCCACCATTACGAATGTCAGTAAATACCCCGCTAATACTTCTATTACCTCCTGGAAGAGCAGTAAAACCATAAGTGTTAACAGCGCCCGTATTTGGAGTGTTCCAATATGTGGTACCAGTTCCTTTCAATATTCCCCCTGATACCGATTCACCACCTAAAAAAGTTGTTAAAGTAGTCCATTCAGCATCTGTAGGAATATGATAACCTAACGGAGCTAATCCACCATTTGCGGTATTATTAACCGCATACCAATTATATAACATACCATAAGTATTTCCTGTTGTTGTACTACCGCTGTAATAACACCAAGCCCCCGTGGTTAATCCTGACCAAATAGCCGGGTCAGTCACTTTTGGAATTACAGTACCATCTCTATAAGTAGGAACATTTAAATTACACGCCGTCCAAGTTTGAGTTCCAATTGTCACATCATTTAATGAACAAAGATATGGTGAGGGTGCATTTAAATTAGTCGTTAAACAACTAGGAACTTGAGACGCACCAGCAATTGTTTTATTAATTTCTGTAACATATACTAAATTGTATGGCGAATTTTTATTAATTATATATAATTTTGTATTTATACCATCAAGATTAACCGATGTTATGTAAATATTTCCATTCGACTCAAAAATACCATAAGTATTACAAGGAATTGTTAGAACAACATCAACTTCTAAAGTCCCTGTTAAATAATTCCACTGACTTAAATAACAAATCTCATTAACAGGGTCATTATTAAGTACCAAAAATTTATTAGTTGTTGTTTTATAAAAATCACCAGTAATAGTTCTACCAGCCGTTAAAGGAAATTTAGTTGTCATAACAGGACTTACACCTGATACATCTATTTCAACAACTTCGTTAGGATTATTGAGTGTATTTACCGCTAAAATAACTGTGTCCGAAATTGCCGCAAGACCGGCAGAATTACTAAAATTTAATGGAGAGGGGATATTACGATTAAATATCGCACTAAATGATGGTAAAGTTATATTATATTCGTTAAAACTAATACCAGTTGGTTCCCAAAGTTTATTTGAGGTATGAGCAATATCATTACCTCCAGAATATTCCGCCGGCATTGTTAATAATGTTGAAGTGTTTGCAGAAACATTATAATAATAAACTTTATCTTGATTATCATTATATAGTACAGCACAAGTCGGTACAACAGGATTACTCGTTGGTGTTGGTGTTTTTGTCGGTGTTATACTTGGCGTTGGAGTTTGAGTTTTAGTGATTGTTGGTGTTGGTGTTTGAGTTGGTGTAACTGTTGGAGTTAATGTTTTTGTTGGTGTAACTGTTGGAGTTTGCGATGGCGATGCATTTGGTGTTTGAGTTGGTGTTGGGGTACCGATTGGTAATAAAACACCATTAATTCTAATGGTGTTTGGTATAGGATTATTGTTGGCTTTTTTCATAGAAGCCAATAATACATTATCAAATTTTTTAAGTAATTGTGCCATTTTATTTAGATTTACAGTACCTCAACCCAACTATTATCCGGACAGAAATATATTATGCCGTTTGTTGCGTCAGTACAATAACCAATGATTCTAACATTATTACCAGTAGCCGGTGGTGATGTCGAACTAAACTCACCCGCAGTTGTTGATACATATAATATAGAACCTAAAGTCACACTAGTAAATGATGTTGTACTAAATTTAGCATAACCTCTTAACAACATTCCACTCGCAATTGTTGTCCCTAACGCCATACCTAATAATCCTGTTGACCCAGAAACTGTTGTAGCATTTGCCAATGTCCAAGTACCTCCAGTACTATAATAATAAACTGACCCGGCAGTTAATGTTGCTCCAATACCAAAATAAACAACTTCTCCGGCACCACCATTAGATGTTGGAACTGTAAATATTTTATTGTTTGTAATATTAATATTATTGACAAATGTTGTACTCCCTCTATCTGCAGTAATGTTAGAACCTACAATAGTTGCAAAAGTAATACCTGATGGTATTCGATTACTACTACCACCAAGAATTGACGAAAAACAACTTCCTATACAGTTATTATAACCACCCGCAATAGTTGACCAATTACCATATATACGATTCGACACTCCACCTGCAATAGTTGAAGAACTTCCCACAATTTTTTGAAATTCAGGATTACCATTAACATAAGTAAATCCACCACCACCAATTGTTGAACAATTTCCACTAACAGAAACATAACATCCACCACCAATGGTTGAAGCATTACCGGAAACCCTATTAAAACGACCTCCACTAACTGTTGAATAAGTAGCACCTAATAAAATCTCATTACCACAACCACCACCAATAAATGAATCATTCCCTCTAGCGGTATTACCTTGACCACCCCCGATTGTCGCAAAACTTCCAGAAGCAGTATTACTATAACCATACCACCCACCACACTGGAAGCGTTGACCACCCCCTCCAATAGTTGAAGCCATCCCTGACGCTTTGTTATAACCACCTCCACCAATTGTTGAGGTACTACCGGAAGCAATGTTTCCACCACCACCACCTACTGTTGAAACATAATTAGACACTGTGTTGATTCTACCTCCACCAATGGTTGAATAGTTACCCGTCGCACAGTTTTTACATCCACCACCAATTGTTGAATTTACACCAGAAGCAGTATTCCCAACACCACCACCAACAAATGAAGAATTTCCACCAAAACTAGTTTTTGTTAAATTTCTAACTAATGGTTGATTTCCAACAGCAAATACACCAACCGAAGCCGTTGCTCCGGTAACATTTACTGTGGTGAATCCTGCGGAGTAAGTTGATGCCGTTACCACAACATTTCTTGAACAAGTATTATTATCAAAAGTTAATAATAAATCATTAGTTACAAAACAACTAGTTAAATTACCAGTAAACCTTAACGAACAATTACCAAGGACTGTAGATGTTTCTATTTTTGGAGAATTACCCACCATATTTAAAACACCTCCGTTAATACCTCCTTGATACCCACAGACAATATTCACATGACCACCACCTACAAAAGCAAATTTGGTAGCCGATTTATTATTATTACCTGAAACTATCCCTGAACCATAACCTGTTGCGTAATTACCACAACCACCTAAAATAGCCGCTCTAATACCATTGGTCTTATTAGAAAGACCACCACCAATAACAGCATCTTCATGAACTGTTATATTATTACATCTACCACCACCTATAAACGATGCCGCACTTGTATTACAATTGTAAGAACCTCCAACAACAACTGATTGATTTGAAGACACTGTATTACTAAGTCCACCTCCGAGAAATCCACCACCTGAACCACAACTAAGAATCTTACCACAATATCCACCGGCAATTGTTGTTGCAACACCATAGTTTCTATTACAATTTCCTCCACCAACTACAGAACAGTTACTTCCTGAACTTACACAATTATTTTTCCCACCACCAATTGTTGAATAAGTACCAATAGCATTATTACATCGACCCCCACTAACTGTTGAAATAAAACCAAAAGCAGTATTTGTAAAACCACCACCAATGAATGAACGATTACCAGAAGCAGTATTACCTTGACCACCACCAATAAACGATTGTTCACTTATATTACAATTGTATTGACCTCCAACAATAACTGAACTATATGAAGATACTGTATTACAATAACCACCACCTATAAACCCACCTACTCCATTACAATTAAGTATACTATTAGTATTACCACCGGCGATAGTTGATGAGTGACCATAATTTTTATTTTGGTATCCACCACCAACAACAGAATATTCTTTTTTTATACAGTTTAATTTACCTCCACCGATAAATGAATTGTTATTATTATCAATAATGTTGGAACAACCACCACCTATGGTTCCATAAGATGTAGTGACACCACTTATTATATTACATTTACCACCACTGATGGTTGAACTACAATGGTATTGACCAAAAATTTTATTAGAAAGACCACCACCAATAACTGAATTTTGTATTTGACGACCATATATAGTATTTGATAACCCACCACCTATAGTATTGTCATATAAATAACCATTATTACCACTATTAGATAGACCCATTTTGTTTAAATGACCACCACTTATAGTATTACGACCACCTATATACAAAATATTAGACAACATTGTATTATCACTACCACCACCAATAAAAGATTCACAATTTGAACTTATAGTATTCGAACAACCACCGCCAATAAATGAACGACTAGCACCTGATAAAATATTATTACAACCACCCACGATTGTTCCATGAGGAGATAAAATATCTACTATATTAAGTTGACCACCTAAAGATGCTGAACAATTTCCATTTGATTGATTACTAACACCACATCTAACCGATGAGTATGTACCTACACCTAATACGATTACCGGAGGTGTTGGGCTAAAACCACTCGTTCCTGATGAACCTGCCGCACCTGTTGCTCCCGATGTTCCTGACGAACCACTAGTTCCTGATGTACCTCTTGTTCCTGAAGAACCACTAGTTCCTGAAGAACCGCTAGTTCCTGAAGAACCACTTGTTCCGGATGTACCTCTTGTTCCCGATGTACCACTAGAACCATTTGCACCCGATGTTCCACTAGTGCCTGATGTACCTCTTGTTCCTGAAGAACCACTAGTTCCTGAAGAACCGCTAGTTCCTGAAGAACCACTTGTTCCGGATGTACCTCTTGTTCCCGATGTACCACTAGAACCATTTGCACCCGATGTACCACTAGAACCATTTGCACCCGATGTTCCACTAGAACCCGTCGCTCCCGATGTTCCTGACGAACCACTTGTTCCTGATGTACCTCTTGTTCCTGAAGAACCACTTGTTCCGGATGTACCTCTTGTTCCCGATGTACCACTAGAACCATTTGCACCCGATGTTCCACTAGAACCCGTCGCTCCCGATGTTCCTGATGAACCACTTGTTCCCGAAGAACCACTAACCCCACTAGCACCAGATGTCCCTGACGAACCACTAGTACCTGAAGTACCTCTCGTTCCTGAAGTTCCACTAGAACCACTAACACCACTAGTCCCCGAAGACCCACTATTTCCACTAGTACCTGAAGTTCCTCTCGTTCCTGAAGTCCCACTAGAACCACTAATACCACTTGTTCCTGAAGAACCACTACCACCAGTGCTTCCGGATGTTGTAACCAATAAACCATTAGAACCCACACACACCAAACATCCTGATGAACTAGTGAAACTACATACAGATAAATCATTAACAAATGTGGTACATGCTCTGTTTGATGTAATACTACTACCTATGATATTAGAATTGATATGTGCTGATAATATCTTGTTATTAAATCCTCCTAATATTGATGAAAAATCATTAGCAATAGTGTTACAATAACCACCACCAATAAATGATGTTGTTCCTGATGCTATATTAGCAATACCACCAACAACAACAGACGCATATCCAAAAGCTGTGTTACTAATATAAGGATAAACAACGCTGAGTTTTCCACCACCAACGAATGAATAGGCGCCTAAAGCACAATTATCTTTACCACCCGCAATTGTTGAACCGACCCCACATGCTTTATTAAATCTACCACCCGCAATTGTTGAGTAGAAACCGTTGGCGTGATTAGCAAGACCTCCTCCGACTGTTGATATATACGCAGCACAATTACCCTGACCACCACCAATAGTTGCTTGACCACATTTAGTATAATTACCAATACCACCACCAATTGTTGAATATCCACCACCACAAATATTATTATTTTGACCACCACCAATTGTTGCTCCAGTACCCGTACCTGTTTTATTACAACCCCCTCCACCAATAGTTTGATGGTCATAATTAGCGATATTCCTGAACCCACCACCAACTGTTGAGTACTTACCAGTAATACTGTTTAAACATCCTCCACCAATAGTTAAAGAGTATCCATTAACAGTATTACTTCCACCTCCACCAACTGTTGAGTACTTACCAGTAATACTGTTTAAACATCCTCCACCAATAGTTAAAGAGTGTCCATTAACAGTATTACTTCCACCTCCACCAATCGTGGACAAGAAACCATAATAACTAGTAGCTGTAACAATATTACATAAACCACCAGCAATAACATTACCACCAAAAAAAGTCTGGTTGGGCGCACCGGACCCATTAATGACATTATTACAACCCCCTCCAATAAACTGTCCTACATATGTAGAACCGGTAATGTAAGTACTACTTTGAGTTATGCTATTATTTTGACCACCAACAATTGTTGAAAAACGTTCTGATACAGTATTTCCACTACCGGCTAATGCCGCTGAAAAACACGATGTTGCAGTATTACCAACGCCACATCTAATAGTCGAATTAACACCTGTTCCGGTAATGATTATACCACCCCCACCTATTGGACTTGTTCCACTAGTACCAGCCGAACCCGTTATACCTGAAGACCCCGATGAACCATTAATTCCACTAGTACCTGAAGAACCATTAATTCCACTAGTACCTGAAGAACCACCGGCACCTGATGTCCCCGATGTCCCCGATGTCCCACTATTACCCGATGTTCCT